GTTGACGCGTAATATGCCAGTTGCATTAAAAATACTAGAGCATTTTTTAAATTGTAATGAGTTTATTGGGAAAGCCAAGTTCCAAGTGTCGTATTTAGAAATGGTTAAAGCTTTGAAACTTGGATCTAGCGGTGGGATTATGCCAATGTCTGATGGCAATCCTGATTCTTCTCAATTCACAGTAAAGAATGGAGGAAAGAAAATATTTATAATTATGGCAGCATTAAAAGAATTTTCCCGATTTGTCGAAGCGCTTTGTAATCGAGAGAAGTATAATTTGACACCCATATGTGTCGTTCGGGTAAAACAAGAATGGCGGGTGTTCTTGGATGAGCTCGGGGAAGATTTAGTTAAAGTGCAAAATAAAATTAGGGAGTTTTTTATTCCTAGTTTATTGATTTTCTTTCTCTCCTTGATTTTCGGGTTTAGAATGAAACCCGAATGCGGGGTTTCAAGTTCGATTAAGATAGGCTATATACCCATGTACGGAGGAGCTTTTCAATTAGCTAAACAAATGAATTATGATTTGCCAAATATGATGTGGGTTGATGGAGACATATCAAAATTTGATAAAGCTGTAATGGATATATTTATATATGCCTATGCTGGAGCTAATCGTAGGTATTATAATATTCGTGCAATGGAAGAAAGGGTTAGAGAAGTGTTTGAGAAGATGATGAGAGAGTGGGGGTATCATATGACAAATAAAAATGTTCTTTTTGTTGATGCTGTTTGGCGCGTCATCAGAGGAGTTGTTTATTCTGGGGGTTTGGAAACCTCGCACTTGGATAGCTGGGTGATGATTTTATACTTTTCACTTTATATTGCGCGAGTGATGAATGAAAATCCACATCTTGCAAGAATGATAATGAAATTTTATGAGAAGAAAATAATTTTCATTATTGTTTATGGTGATGACCATATTTGGTGTGCTCCTCAAATGTTACGTGGGGTTATGAACGCTAAATCATGGGCTAAGTTTTTAGCTGAGGTTTGTCGAACAATATTACGCGATTATCGTGAATATAATCATTTTCTCTCGGAGGTTGACGAATCTACAGGTAAAGTAAAAAACGCTGGTCCAAAGTTTTTGAAGCAATATTTTATTGCCTCTAACGATTCTAATCTTGCTCCAGTGTTACCATTTAGAGATATTCGAGAAGTTGTAATTAAGTGTATGATCGCTCCTGAAAAAGAATTAATTGAAAATATGATAATCAGATGTATTGGATATGCGTGGTTAAGCATGGGAACGAATGAAAAATTTTATAATTGCGCTTGTCGTTATTACAATGAATTGGTTAGTAATAATGAATTATATGATATGCGTGATATATATTTAAGAGTAGTCAATGATCCTGCTAGAAAAGATGAAATAAATAAAATTGCACGGAAAATTAATATTACGATTGATGATTTAGATCATTTCCCTACATATATT